GTGGACAGTCCGATCCGGCTGATTACCGTACGGAGGATGTTGTTGGCGTCGCCGGAGACCGTGAGCCGGTCGGCGCCGGAGTCGGGTTGGAGGATCTTGCCCGCAAGCAAACCGTGCCATGTGCGGCCGGTGAGCGTATACAGGGCATGCCCGTCATCCACAGTGATACGCACCGCGTCGACGCGGCCTCCGAACTCGGTGCCCTCCGCCCCGATGTAGCAGCCGTCGGAGAGCAGCAGTCCGGGGGCGGAGGGAGTGAGTTCGAAATCATTCTGCTCGTCGCCGTACTGCAGGTCGAGTGCGGGGGAGACGAGTTCGCCCTGCGGCACGTGAGCGGTATTGGTCCAGATCAGGTCCATGGCAGTCCCGTCTGCTCCAACCAGTACTCCACGTCGAACCCGAACGATTCATCCCATGAGACCTGCTGCAGTCCCGGCGGGAGGGTGGCGAACGCGTATTCGTTGGAGGCCTGGTCGCGATGCGTTTTGTCGAACACGTTGGTGATGTCGCCGTTGGCGGCGACCATCACGGCCGTGCGTGGTGAGCCGGTGCCGTCGATGATGAGGTAGCCGCCGGATGGGACGCTCACGTCGGCTATCACCTTGTTGCCGCCGATGATGATGCTCGGCGTAGAGACCGGCCCGTAAATGGTGAGCCTCATCCGCGAGGGCAGGGCGGATTGGTTGTCGATGCTGCTGACGTTGCGGGTCGGCGCGTAATCGTAGCGATAGTCGTAGGGATAGTCCTTGCCTCTGTTGTAGCGGGCCGTCGACCGGCCGAAGCTCTGCCTGACCGGTTTGTGCCACACCCCGTCAAGCAAGGCGACCGTGAAATCGCCGCGCACGAGCAGGGGTGACGTGTAGTCAGGTTCGTGGCCGACCACGAGGCAGGTCTGTGACCATCCGTCCACCGTGATGACGCCGGGTTTCGCGGCATCGTTGAGGTAGGCGTACATGTCCGCGTCGAACAGTTCCTCGGCCTTTTCGAGCGCCGGGATACCGTAGACGAGCCCGGTGACCTTGACGGTCTTCGCGGGCCGCGTGGCCTGCAATGACCGGTAGCCGAGCTCGAACTCCCACGTGCGGGTGCGTAGCTCCGTGATCTGTCCGCACATGATTCCCTCCGGGTCGGCGAGATCAATCACGGTTCCGGCGCGGTTCGACGTGTAGGTGAGCGTGTGCATCATGTGCGCAAAACCTCCTTGGTGAGCCGCTGTAAGTCGCGTTTGCCGAGTTGCGGGGCATACGCGCTGATGATTGGGCCGATCTGCTCGCGGAAGGAACGTATCTCCTCGATGACGCCGCTCACGTCGATATCCCGGCCGGAGAACGATTCCTTGGGTATCTGCCGGCGGTTCATGGCCGCGTATGTGTCGGCGCCATAATATGCGACGGATTTCACATTGGACACGAATTCGCCGCTCTTGACTCGCGCGTTCGCCAACGTGATGTTGTCGCCGCCCGTGATGCTCGCCTTGCCTGGCAGGAGGCCCTCGATGACACTGCCGCCGCCGGCGTAGCCGCGCATCGAAACCCCATAACCGGTGAACAGGCCGCCGGTCTTACCGGTGGGGATATTGCCCATCGCACCGGCCGGACGATAACCACTGGACGAATACGTGCCGCCTGAATCATCGACGTAGCTGCCATGGATGGTGAAGTACTTGTCCGCGATCTGCGTGTTGTTCAGATTGGTGATGACGCTCATGGCCTGACCGTCATCCGCGTAGATCATGCCGGTATGCGGGTCGATGGTCCAGCCGTTCGCTTCGGCTATCTTCTTCCAATAGTCGCTGTTGTCACCCATCAGATGACCGGTCTTCGGATCGATCGTCGCTCCGTTCGCCAATGCGAGGGCGGTGTCGTACTGGCTTTTGTCCATGGTGATGACACCGGTGTGCGGATCCACTTCGACGCCGTTGACCGCCTCGATGGCGGCGAGTGCCTGTGTGTTGTCGCCGTCGATTTTGATTTCGCCGTTAGGAAGTTTCGCCACCGTCATGCCGAGGTCGGTCAGGCTGTTCTTGGCCGGTTCGGTGTGGGCGTTCACGTCGATGGCTTTGGATCCGGGGATGCTGTTGACGCTGGTGGCGAGCTGGTCGAACTTGTCCTTGGTCAGGCCGGCGGCGTTGGCTGCGGCTTCTGCGGCTTCCGGGGTCATGCCCATCGCATGTGCAGCTGCGATGTATTTCTCGCGTGCCAGGTCAAGGGTGCCGTTGACCGCTTCGAGTCCTTCGCCGTTGCGTGACTGGGCTTCCGCCGCCTTCAACGCGGATTCGGCGAGATCGTTCAACGCGCTCTGGTTGGCTCGTCCCTGTTCGGTGTTCAGGTCGAGCGTCTGCCCGTTCTTCTGCACGCTTTCGGTCGCCTTGTCGAACGAGTCATGCATGGAGATGAGCGCGTTGGAGCTGGAGAGCGCGAAACCGTAGTAGGTTCCGAGCGCGTCAATGACCTCGCCCAAGGCGGTGGCCTGCTCGTTGATGCCGTCGGTGGTCGCTCCCAAACCATCCTGAAGGATAGATTGGGCGTCAGCTGATTCCTGCGTGGCGTCCGCGTTCGCCGACTGCGCGTCGACCAATCCGGACGTGGCCAGCGTCTGCGCCAGTTTCTCCTGTGCGGCGGCCTTCGAGTTGGCCGCGTCCTCCTTGGCCGCTGCGGCTGATTTCTCGAAGATCTCCTGCTGTTCGCTCAGTACGCCGTAGGCAACGTTGGAGGTGCGGTCCCACATCTGGTTGATGCCGCCGAGCGAGTCACGGTAGCTGTCGGCCTGTTCGCGGACTCGCAGAATCGCTTCGGGCTCGCCTTGTATGGCCTTGATGTAGGTGCTGTGGGCGATGCCGATCTTGTCGAGTGCTTCTCGCACATTGTCGTAGCCGGAGGTCCAACGGCTGAATATGTCGGCCGTGTAGCGTGACGAATCGCTTTCGGAGAGCGCCTTGTTGAAGTATTCGGCGGCGCTTTGTCCGCTCTGCAACGCCTGGGTGAGTTCGTCCACTCGTTGCGTGGCGGCCTGCTGATCCTGCGCGAAAGCGAACAACGCGAGTCCTGCGGCGGTGATGGCCATGCCCCATGGTCCGCCCAGCAACGATACTATGCCGCTTCCCAGGTTTTTGAAACCGGCCATAATGCCTTGGGAACGACTGATAGTGGTGCCAAACGTGTTTATCTGAGATTCTGCACTGCCGAAAGTTGCGCCCCATGTCTGGAACGCTGACGCGATTCCGGAGCCGAGGCCTATGAGCCTTTGCCCTGGGTCGGCAATCAATCCGAGGGTTTGCGCAAGCTGGCTGCTGCTAGAGTTCAGCGGCCCCATCGCTTTGTGGACTGCGACACTGCCTCCAACCAGAGCCGCCATCAGCACTATGGACTGCTGTACGGGCGCAGGCAATGACGCGAAACCGTCAACAAGGGTGTCGAGTGTCTGCACGAGGGAGCGCAATGGTCCCTGACCTCCCTCGCCCAAAGAGATCATGAGGGATTCGAAAGAGCCGCTCAGATTCTCCAGATCGCCTTTCAGGTTGTCGTTCTTCTTGGCGGCGAGGTCCGCGGCGTAGCCGGATTGGCTGACGGCTTTCGTCCAGTCGTCGATACCTTCCGCGCCCTGCTCGTAGAGCACGTTCGCGGCTCGAATGGCGTCGGTGCCGAAAATCGTGGCCAACGCCTGATTGCGCTGCTCCTGGGACAGTCCGCTCAGCTTGTCCTTGAGCACGCCCGCCAAGCCGCTTAGGCCGATGAATTTGCCTTGTGCGTCGTAGGCGTTGATGCCGAGTTCCTTCATCGTGTTCGCGGCCTTCGTGCTCGGGTTGGCGAGACTGATGAGCATGGTCTTCAGCGAGGTGCCGGCGTCCGAGCCGATCATGCCGCTTTCGGCGAATGCGGCGAGCGTGCCGGTGGTCTCCTGCATGCTGATTCCGAACGAGTGCGACACCATTCCGGCCTGATTCAATGCGAGGCCGAGGTCATGGGCGGAACCGACGGCCTTGCCTGCGCCGGCTGCCAGCGCGTCGGCCACCTGAGTGGATTCGGCGCCCGTCAGGTTGAACTGTTTGAGGGTGGTGGCCATGAGTTCGGCGGCGTCGCCTACGGCCATGCCGTCGGACGCTGCGAGGTTCAATGCGCCGCTCAAACCGCCGGAGAGAATATCCGAGGTCGATAGGCCGGCTTTGCCGAGTTCGTTGATGGCGTCGGCGGATTCGGTGGCCGAGTATATGGTGTCGGCGCCGGCGTCGATGGCGGCCTGACGGAGCTGATTCATCTCATCTGCGCTGGCTCCGGTGTTGGCCTGCACCGTCGACATGCTGGCGTCGAAGTCCGCCGCCATCCTGACAGCGGCCACGCCCAGCGCGGTGGCGGCGACACCGGCCGCCGCGATGCCGGTGGTGATGAGCTTCGATTTGCCTCCGGCGGCTTCCATGGTGGTCGCGGTCTTCTGGCTTTCGCCGGACACTTTGGCCATGCCGGCGGTGAAATTGCTGGTGTCCGCGAGCAGGCGGACGGTGATGTTGCGGTTCAGGCCACCGGCCATGGCATATCCTCCTGTCGGATCATCGTGGGTTGATGCCCACGGTCAGTGAGTCAAGTTTCGTGGCGGATTCCGCGGAATGGTCCTTGCGGTATTCTTCGAGCCCGATGCGGCGCATCAGGTCGATCTGACAGACGCCGACCTCGCTCGCGTATTTGGTGGGGGCCAGCTCGTCGTGGCATATGCTGACGAGCATCCCGCAGCGCGGACACAGCGTGCGCTCGTATTCGTCGAGTGCGAGCATCCATTCGCGTTCGGTCGCATCCCATTCGGTTTCCGGCGTGTAGCCGGTGATGCGCCTATGCCCGTCCCTTTCCACCCGATACGACGGTTCCCAGCCGAGCCAACGCTTGTAGCTGATGCCGAGCTTCTGGCAGATTCGCAGTTCCCTTACTGTCTGCGGATTATCCGCGAGGCTGATTCGAGTGCGTCTTTTGGGTCGATGAGCTTCGCATTCAGGTCACGGATCGCGTACCAGATGGGGCTGATCTGGCCGTCGGACAGTTCGGTCATGACGTTGGCCAGCTCTTCCACGGGGGTTTCCGGCACGGTCTTCCTGACCATGAGTCTGACGGCGTCGGCGCAGATGTCCTCGATGCGTTGTTTCGGTACGCCGTTCTCGGTGACGGTGTTCGCCTCGAGCACCTGACGCCACTGGGAGAGCGGCAGCGCCTCCAGGGTGATGCGGACGGTGTCGTCCTTCACCTCGTCGCGCAGCCTGTCGATTTGTTCGGCGATGCGTTTGGCGGCGGCGTTGCCGCCCTCGGTCACATGCTGCGCCATGGCGCGTTCCAGGTCGGCTCCCAATGCGGCGACCTGTTCGGCCTTCTCCTGATCCAATACGAGGTCGACGTCCACGCGCTTGCGCTTCACTTCCAAAGCCATGATTATCCCTTTCTGAAAGTCTGAAAACCTTTCTGAGAGAGAGAAGAGAGAATGCCTGTGCGGGGCCAGAAAGGCTTAGAATCCCCGCACGGAAGAACTTGTCAGGCTGCGGTCAGCACGGCGGTCTCGGACTCCCAGCCGGGAGCCTGAGCGAACAGCGGGATCTGACTGCGGATCATGGTGTTCGCATCCGGGTTGATGACCTTCTTTTCGCCGCACTTCACGCTCACGACGGTGAGCTTCTGGCCGGAGGCCAATGGCGCGTCGGTGGCCATGCCGCGGCGACGCACGATATAGCCGGACGCGCCCTCGTGCATGAGGGTGACGGCCTCGTTCTGTTCCTTGTGCTCCGTGTTCGTGTTGTCGATGACCTCGATGCTGATGTCGCCGGCGCTCTTGCGGCCGGGGGCCCCGAAGTCCTGCACGGTGTTCTCGCGCTGGTCGGACACGGTGTCCTGCGACGGGTCGAAGCTCCAGCCGCCAAGCATGACGTAGTTCGAGATGTCGGTGCCGGCCTCGAGCTCGATGATGGTCGGGGCCTTGATGTTCTTGATCGCCGGCACCCAGATGGTGGTGATGTTGCCCTCGGCACTGGTGCCGGGAATCTCTGTACCCAGTTTCAGGGTCATAATGTGCTCCTTGAAGACTTTTGGTAAATGATTGGTTGATTACGGTCGGCTCCACGTGAAGCGGAACCGGAGGACGCGCACCTGGTAGCGGCGCGCGGTGTCATCGGCGGTCAGACCGGCCGCGTACGCGCCGGAATCCTCGTACAGGGTGAGCTGGCCGACCGTGTAGCCCGGCGGCCGGGTGGGGGAGCGGTTCGCCAACGCGGGAATCAGCATGTCGTCACACCAGATGTTCACGCTGTCGGCGGTGGTGCTGACGGCGCGAACCTCCAACAGGGCGGAGTGGACGGTGAACCGCATCGTCTCCGCCATCACATGACGGTCGGTGGAGACGCGCGCGATGATCCACGGCGGCATCTCCGACTCCAACGGCTCCCCCCCCCGGGAGCATTTTCCCCCGGGCGGGCCGCCACTGTGTA